TTTATCAGTAGAAGAATTAATTGTAAAGGGCCCTGTGACTGAAGGAAGCGTATTAGAGCTAGCTGCGGTATTACTTGGGTAATCACTAAAGAATAAAGTTACTTTTGCATCTCCAGTTAATACTTTAAAATCTGGAATAAATCTTCTTACTTTTAATAAAAATTCTGCATCCCCTCCTTGTTGATCATGCATACTATAATCTCCGGATCTAATATAAGCAGGAATAGCATTGGTTGCCCCTGTATACGTTAATTCATTATTTCCTACTTCGTGTTCATAATAAACAGAAGAACCTACAAAATAATTAGAATTAACATCCGTAGTTAATCCTTGCACTACAGGGAACGTTCCAGCAGCAACTCTTGTGTATTGAGTTGCTTGTGGGTTAGAATAAACTGCACTATCTGCATACGTAGATCTAGATAACGTACCTGTAACCCAAGTTTGTTCTTCATAATTATAAGTCACCACTCTATCAATTTGTGTTGAATTTTTACTAGGATAAAACCAATTAATTTCTGAATACAATGTATTATGAGAAGAGTAAATAATTTCACCAGCATCATAATTAAGTCCAACCGTATTGTTGTTATTATTAAATATAAAATCTTCTACTAAACAAGGAATAGATTTAACGGTACCATCGTAAGCAAAAAACCCACCTTCATTAGACATCCAATAAGTAATACCATTGGAATAGGTAACCGCATGTTTTCCTATTAAACCACAATTACTTCCCACTTGACGTAAAGAAAATACATAAGGTGGCCCTACAAATTGTAAAGCAAACGCAGCCGTATCAGTTAATACCAATAAATAATCTTTTGCATTAACCGCTCCAACAATTTTACTCCCTGCATCTAATTGAAACGTTCCTGCTGTATTGGTAGCAGTTGGTGTATATACTTCTGGATCTTCTTGATTGGAAAAACGAATGAACATTCTATTATAAGTAGATGTAGTATTAATCGTAGTTTCGGTTCCCATATGAAATAAATGTCTATCTCTATCGGATACAATCGTCATATATGATTTAGTTGGAGCTCCTGATAAAACCGTTGCTCTTGTTTGTAATGCAGATCCTGATACTGCAATTGGATCCCATTCAAATGTTTTTCCTGCTTGAATGGTTGCAATTAATTTCTGTCCATAATTATCTAAAGACCAGCTTCCAGCTTCAATAGTTAAATCACTTGAAGATCTTTCTGTTCCCCAAGTATCAAGTCCCCAAGTAAGAACACCCCATCCGTATCCATACGTTTCAATTGCTGGACCAACAAATACATAAGGAAGTGAATCTAAAGTACCATCATTGGTTGCCCCTGTCCCTGTTTCTGCAGTTGGCATCGTAATCGTAAAAGTATCGCTAGTTGGAACTGTTTTAATTTCAAATACCACATCATCAAAATCAGTTGCTGTATAATCAGTATCTGGAGAGGTAAAAGATCCTGCATTCTCAAATGTAATTAAATCTCCTATTAATAAACCATGAGGCGCTGGAGATGTAATAGTAACCGTTGTTGAACCATTAGTAGTAGTTATATCGCAACTTGTTTGAGATTTGGTTGTATCAATAGGGGTAATATCATAAAACGCACCTTCATAATAAACAACTAATAATTTATTAGTTCCAATAGCTGCGTATCTTCTTCCTTCTAAATCGGTCCATGTGTGTTGAGCTCTTGCTGCTCCTATTAAAGAACTGTTAACTAAAGATTGCCAACCACCTATTTTTTCCGGTAGTCCATAACGAAAACGTACATTATCCCCGTCAATCCACTGTCCTTCAGCTCCTGATGCGGTAAATTGCTTGTTAAAGCCTGGTCTAATATTTAAAAGTTTTAATGGCATGTCTTGCATTATATAGGTACTTTTGTTAAAGTACAACGTAGAAATATAAGGAAGAATCAGTTTTAATTCGGTAGCATCAGCCAAGAAGTCATAATATATTTTTCTCCTTGTAGCGGAGGATTACCTCTGTGCACATAAGGAAATGCAGCTGGCCAAATAACACATCTACCTTTAACAGGTTTTACTCGTACAGATTGGTTAAGAAACTCTGTTTCACCTCCGTTTTCGACATCGTTTAGATAAATAGTAAATACTAAAGCTCTTCTTGAGTTATCATAGCCAGGGGAATGTTCTACATGCCAAACATGATATCCTTGAGTAGGTAATGTTTTTTGAATTTTAATAGTTGTATACTCAAATTGTTCTACTCCATAAGCACTTAACGCACCCGTTGTATCTTGATAATGTCGTAAAGCCGTATCAAAATTAACCAACAACGGTTTCATTTCTTTAAACCAAACTTTTACTTCTCGTTCATCTAAATCAATTGAAGTATCACTTTTAATAGTGAAAGAACAATTTTCAGCCTGAAGTCTATTGTAGGATTGGTTTAAAGAATCTTTTTTTTGATAGTAAGTAATTGCTTTATCACATTCTGCATCAGTGACGTATCCATCGTAAATACCAATATGGTTATTAATTTCTGCATGTCTTTTTTTATTTTCCATTATTTTTTTCCCATTCTTTTATAGCGTATTCATTATCATCTTTAAAGTCACTGTATTCACCGTGAACGTCTACATAATGCATAAATACTTGAGCACAGCCGTCTCCTTCAAAAGGTTTTCTTCCATGTTCTAGTTCAATGCCTAGATATACTACAGCATCTCCTTCTTCTATTTCTATCCAATTACCTTCCATATGTATTGGCCAGTTATCTGTTTTATGTATACATGCTGTAACAGATACTTCACAAGAAGGTCTATCTTTATGATCCTTTAATATTGAACCATACACATAGTATCTCCAAAAAGCATAAGTCTTAAAAAGTTTTAAACCAGTTTCTTTTTCCATCAGAGGTATTTTTAATTCTAATAATGTATTCATTAATGCATCTTTATACCAAGAAGGAGCTAAAGGACTTTGAAGATCGCACTGCCATGTGTCATCAAGTTTATTTTTGCAGTATAGTTTCAATATATTTAATTCTTCTTTTGAAAAAAAATTTTTAATTAATTTATATTTATATTCTTTTATATTAGCCATGATACAACACTATAACGAATTCCTTTTGTAATGGCCTCTACTTTGTGAGGAAATAAAAAATTACTTGGGAAAAATATAATAGTTCCTGTTTTGCATTTAATTCTTTTCATCTCTTCTTTACCATTTTGTTGGTAAAAAATAAAATCACCGCCTTCATACTCATCGTTTAAATTTAAAATAACAGTCAATGTTCTTTGTGTAGGAAAATAATCTGTATGCATTTCGTATTTGCCACCAGGACTATATTTTAATAAATCTATTTGAGTTAAATATGAAGTGCTAATTTGAGGAAATTTAAATTTATAATGAGAATAAACATGAGTTATTTCACTTTGAATATGTTTAAAATAAACTTGATCAGAAATAAGGTTTTTGCCTAACGTATAGCCTTGTACGTTTCTAATGTCTTCGTTTATTCCAACTACAGTAGACATTTTATTTTTTGCTTTATAATCGATGTAAGCAATTAAATCCTTACAAAAGGATTTATCTATTAAATTATTTAATTCAACAATAGCTTCTTCTATTTTCATTTTAAATACAATTTATAATAAATTGTATAAATGTCTAGTAAGAAGAGTAAGAAGTAGGTCTTGCGCCTTTTTCAGCTTCTGTTCTTGGGTCAGCGTCCCAATTAGCTTGTAATTGAGCCAGATGACTAGCATCCCATTTAGAGACAAATTGAGATCTAAAGTCTCCTAATCCAGAGGAAGTCCAAGAAGCATGTGGAGTTTCGTCTCTATATTCTACAGAATCTTTATAATCATGATTATTATCTTTGTATTGAATTGCCCAAACATTAGACCATTTTTCATCATTCCAAAATGCATCATCATTAATTATGTAATCAATTCCTAAAGATTGATTTCTTATACTTTTATCTTCAAAAACTACTGTCCAATCTGAAAAAGTTGCCATAAATTCTCCTATGTTTTAATTATATAAAGTAAAGTTAAATAAGGTTGTAAAACTGATGTTGCATCACCAGTAAAGTTTGCACTCATATTATGAGAGTGACCACCGCCACCTCCTGCACTACCAGTGCTACCAACGCTTGCTACTGGAGCATTTCCAGGTTGAAAATTACCTCCAGGACTTGCTCCACCTGGGTGTGAGTGAGATGCTATCTGAGGAGTTGATAAAGTTGCATTCGCTGTTGAACCAGCTACATTACCTGATGAAGCTACTGTGTTCGCTCCTCCTGTGGAACCTAAATTTTTAGTTCCAGATTTTCCAATTGGAACATTGTCTTGAAGATCAGGTAAATTAAAAGTAGTTGAACCATCTCCAACTCCATAAGTTGTACCGATGACTGCAAATAATGCAGAGTAAGTTGATCTTGAAACAGCTGTACCATCACATTCTAAAAATCCTGTTGGAAGTGAACTTGATGACCAAGGTAAAATAGTACCTGTAGCTGTACCTTCAA